GCGAACTGGTTGTTGAGCCGCGCCTCGGGATCGCGGAACATCACCGCCCCGCCGCTGCGCTGCACCGCCCCGGCGAGTTCGCACAGCATCACGGTCTTGCCGGAACTGGCAGGGCCGAAGATCTCGACAAGGATCCCCGAGGGGATCCCGCCGCGCGGGAACCGCCCCCCGGAGATCGCCAGATCCAATAAGGTCGAGCCGGTCGAGATGATATGCGTGTCGCTGCCGGCCGGCGCGTCGTCGCGTTTCAGCGCCGGCCTGTCGAGGCGCTCCTTGACCTGTTTGGCCAGATCGGGGATCGCCTTGCCGCGGGTCACTCGCTCTCCCCTTTGGCCTCGTAGCACTCGTTCCACACCTCACAGGTTTGGCATTCTTGATAGAGGTCGCAATCAACGCCAAACCGGTAGCCGGCGGGACACGCGTCTGCGGCGGCCGCAGGAGCCTCAGGAGCGGCCTGACGGGTGAGGGGCTGTCGTTGTAGCGGCGCACGCGTTGTGGGCGCTGTAGCGGCCCCAGCGCGCCCCGCGGCGGCGGTTGCCGCGGGACGGGGTGCCGGACGCGCGGCGCGGGTCTGTTCGACCGCGGCGGCGGTCGGCTGGGTGCGGGCGCGGCGCGGTGGTGGCGAGGCCTCTTCTGGCTCCTCCGCGACGTCCCCCTCCTCGATCACCTCTTCCTCGGCCTCCTCCACCGGCGGCCGGGTGCGGCGTGGTGGCGGTGCGCGGTCGGTGCCGTTGGCTCCATTGGTCGCCTTGCGCGGGATGGTGCGCAGCGGGCGGGGCGCTGCCTCAGGCTCATCCTCCTCGATGTCGTCCTCGTCCATATCGCCGGTCTCAAAGAACGCCCGCTTGATCTCGGCGTAATCCTTGACGTCGATGACCTCGTCGAGCGAGGACAGGTTGTTGATGTCCTCCTCGCCATAGGAGTAGCTGCGCTGCTCGAAATCGATGCGGCTGGTGTCGGCAAACACATTGCTGCCGATCTTCTCCTCGCTAAAGCGGATCTTGAGGGTCAGGCCGTCCGGGCCGGGATCGGGGAACGAGCCGAAATCGGGGTTCTCCTCGATCTCGTCATTGAGCTTTGATTGGAAGCAGAAATGCGAGATGTCCCAGACGTGCACCCGCTGCTCGTATTTTTTATGGCCGATGGGCACGACATAGTAGATCGAGCGGTCGGAAGGACGGATCTTCCTGACCGCGTCATCCTGCCAGTTGGCCCCGCGATTGAGCAGGTTTTGACGGTACTCGCAAATCGGACATTTCTTACCAACACTGGTCGGGCAGACGAGGGCAACGTCGGCCGCCCCGATGTTGCGGTGCAGCTTGTAGGAGCGGCGATACCATTCCGAGCCCTGCACCGCGACCCCACGCTCCTCGTCCTTTTCCGGGTGGTTCGGGTCGGTGACGATATAGGGCAGGATGTCGAGGCTGACCCGGCTCGCCGGTTCTTCTTTAAAGATCGGCACCCCGCGCGGCAGCAATAAGTGCCCGTAGTTCGAGGCCTTTGAGCGCTGCTGGGCGCTGTTAAACGAGACCTTGTCTTTCCATGAAGTAAACCGGTGGCTAGTGCCTTTGGCCATTATCGTGGTCCTTCCCATTACATCGTATACACCAGTAATCGACACCCGCGCACCAGCCGACCGCCGCCCACTTGCTGAGTAGGAACACGTAGAACGGCAAAGCAAACAGGGCGAGGGCGACCTCTATCAGCTGTTCGTATGCCATTTAATTTCTCCGCATGATCCTTACGTTCGCATTGATACGACGTTGGCGTTCCTCAGACAAATTATGGGGAATTGCCGGACCTGCAAAGTACGCATTCGCATGGAGTCGAACAAGATTTTCCAAGGCAGTCTTGCGGTGCTCGAAAGCCCTGACGGCACCGACCGCGATCTCGTGGTCGTATTTGCGCTCGATGTACTCACGGCTGGCGCTGACATATTCCGGGTGAACGATGACGAGCGCGCTGATCTGCGCCTCGGTCTGCTTCGGTCCACTCTGGGCGGCGCGCACCTCCTGATCGAGCGTCGCCTTAACAAAATCCAGCTTCTCCTTCGCCAGATCCATCTCCTTGTGGGCCTCGGCGACATTGGAACAGTAGAGCAGCATGCGACGCGGGTGATCGACCCACTCGACATCGAGCGCGGTCTCGTCGATAGCGATGTCCGTTTCGTAGCTCATGTTCTAAATATACCGTTTTAGTCGGGTTTTCTCACGACCGTGTAGCAGGCCAGGGTCAGACCGGCGAGGCCGCTCTGGAAAAACGGCTCGGCAAGGTTGGCGATGATCTCGGCCGCGGTGTCGTTCTCGCCTTTTAACAGGACCGTCTTACAGTAATTCAGGCACCCCCAGCGGACCCGCTCGACATCGTCGTCGCTGAGGCGGGAGAGCGCCTTGGCAACGGCGGTCCAGCCCTGGCGCTTCACCATCGCCACCACCAAGGAATCGATGGTCTCACGCAGCCCCTCGTCCAATTCGATCACCCGGGCATGGTCCTCGGGCGGGCTGGCGAGCACCTTCTCCAACAGTTGCAGGGCGAAGCGCGGGTAGCATGCCGGGATATCGTCCCCCTTGCTGTCGATATCAATCGTGACGTGCCGCTGGGCGATGGCCCTGAGGATATTGCGCGCCAGCGGGTGGCCCTCGGCCCGCGCGACCCGCCCCAGGAGCTGCATCATCTCCAACATCGTCAGCGGCCGCACCACCTGCTGGATGCAGCGGCCGCGGATAGTCTCCAGCACCCGGTCGGGCTCGGTCGTCGCGAGAAAATAGAAGCAGTGTTCGGGGGGATCCTCCAAGCCCTTCAGCAGGGCGTTCTGGGCATCGTTGGTGAGCTTGTGGCATTCATCGATCAGCCACACCCGGCGCTCGCCGCGCAGTGCCTTGTAAGTTGCGTTGTGGCGCATGTTGCGGATGGTATCGATACCGCGGAAATCGGCGCTGTCGAGTTCGGTAAAATCATCCGCGGCGCAGCCCAGTTCGCTGGCGGCGATGCGCCCGACGGTGGTCTTGCCGCAGCCGGTCGGGCCGGTCAGGAGAAAGGCATGCGGCGGGTCGGGCTGCTTTAACAAACCGTTGAGGTTGGCCAGCATCTCGGTGTTGCCAACGACCTCGGCAAAGCGCGTCGGCCGGTATTTTTGGTATAGGCTCAACATGCTCTCCAGTGCTAGGCTTTGCCCGTTATCGTTTCCATACCAGCACAAACCTTGCGGCCCTTTGGCATTCGGGGCCGCTTCTTTTTTTATCCCGCCGCCTCCATCTCCGCCCAGTTGCCGTCGATGGCGCTCCGGGCGACCTCGATGCGCAAAGGAATTGTGATCCAACGCCACTCGCGCGGCACCTCGACCGTGGCGATCTCCTGGGCCATCGCGATGATCCGGTCTAATTCGGGCGGGGAGACATCGATGATCGCGCTGTCGTGGATCTCACCGATCACCCGACTTTGCATGCCTCGCAAACGCTCCACCAGCTTGATCAGAGTGAAGAGCAGGACATGAAAGGCCGCCCCCTGCACCGGGTAATTGACGACCTGATTGCGCGCCAGCACCCCAGAGCAGCGGAAGCCGGTCTTCATCTCGAATTCGCCGGTGCGCTGATAGCTGGCGTACCAATCCTTGCGCCACTGGTTATAGACTTTGAAGCGCCTTTCCCAGAAATTGCGCTCGACCCGCTGGACGTGGTTGGTGAAGGCGTCGAGGCTGTCGATGTCGCGGCTTAACAAATGCTCGCCCAAGGGCTTGCCGGCGAACGACGCCCCCTGGTCGGGCCGCCAGATCCCGTTCTGCGGCAGCTTGCACCAGCTGCACGCGATGTTGAAGGCGCAATTGATGTAATAATCGCCATAAAACTCAGGAAAAACAAACCCGTTTTTTGACGCCTGCCGCACTGTGTACCAGCCCTCGATCTCCTTGTAGGGCGTGTTAAAGCGCGGCAGCAGAAACAGCTCCTTGGCCATATCACCATGCATGTCGCTGGACGTGTCGTTGAGATAGGCGATCATCGTCGGGTCTTGGTGATAACAGGCGGCGATGGCGACCTCGATCCCGCTAAAGTCGATCTCCAGGAGGAGGTTGCCGGGGCTGGGCTTGATCGCCCGCCGGCAGACATCCATAACCTCCTTGTCGCGGTGCGGCACATTTTGCAGGTTCGGGTCGGCGCTGGAGGAGCGATAGGTGGCAACGGTGTGCAACAGAAACGAGGGGTACATGCGGCCTTGGGTGGCATAGCGTACAAAGCTGACCAGCACGTCCCTGGCCTTCTTCCAGCGGCGCAGCTCCAACAAATGCTCGACCCCATCCACCCCGGTCTGCCGCAGTGATTCCTCATCGGTCGATTCGCTGCCGCCTTCCGACGCCTTGAACGGCTGGGCGTGCATGTCCTGGTAGAGGATGTGGCGTAGCTGGGCGACGCTGCTGTGCCGCCACGCCGAGCCGTAGCGTTGGATCCACGCCTTGCCCAGCGGCGAATGTTTCAGCCGCACCTCGGAACGGAAGAGGCGGCGGTCAACCCCCACCAACTCTTCGCGGCAATAGTCGGTATCGACGCAGACCCCGGCCTCCTCGACAAAGGACAGGGCCTCAGCCCCGGCCTGAAGCAGCCGGTAGGCTTCTAGTTGTGATGTCATCACGCCGCACTTTCACATCCGGGTTCGGCACCAGCCGGTATCGCCACAGTCCGCCACTGATATTCTCGCCATGAACCGTGTGTGACCCGTACTTTTCCTTTCTAAAATCCCGTATCCGCGCCGAGATGCCCCGGTCGGTATGTCCCGTCACTTTGCCGATCTCAGGTATCGTGTGCCACCGCCCATCGCTCATGACCCGCCACACATCAAACGCCTGTTTGTTAAGCCGCACATAATCCCTGTCATGGTCATACGTCGCCCCTTCCCGATCACCCGGCGGCGGTGGCGGGGTCCGCCCATTGACCTTAGACGGCGGCGTCGCGCCTAGCTGTTCCATCTGCTTCTGCGCCAGCCGGTAAGCAACGAGGGCGTCGATGCCGTTGTAGATCAGCAGCTCGTCCTCGCCGTACTTCTCGATAAATTCAGCGATCCGGTTGAGCGCCGCCGGGTTGCGCGGGTCGCGCGATTTCAGATAGGGCTCGATGTTGGTGTCATAGGATGGGACGCCGAAATTGACAAAGGCTTGGTGCTTGAGACCGCAGATCCCGGGCCGGTTATCGACGACATGGGCGGCGAGCATGCTGTCCCAGGCCCAGACAATGCGATCCACCCCGAAGTGATAGCGGGACCACTCGTACTCAAAAGAAAGGTTGTGGGATATCTTGGGGATAGCGGGATCCATCAGGATATCCCGCCAAGCATCGTGCACCGGCCCGCCGCGCGGGTACATAAAGGAAAACGCCCAGTCGGGAGACTGGGCGAAGGAAATGCTCACCAGATCGTGCAGGGCGGCCCGCAGGCCCGTTGTTTCGTAGTCGAAAGAGAGGTAGCCCTTCTTGACCTTCACGCGCTCCAAGGCCCGCAGAATGCTCCGCTCGTCATGCAGGAGGATGACCTTGTCGCGCAGCGCGCCGGGGTCCGGCACCGGCTCATCGAGCAACGGCAACGCCGCGGCGATGTCTTGACGCCAGACGGTCTCGACCTCCGGTCGCTTCTCCTCGCGCATGATGTACGAGGGATGAAAGGTCGGGGCGAGCCACGCCCCCAGGCTCGGCATCGGGATGTGGTTGCCGCGCCAGCGGCCGATGGCGGCGTTCTGCGCCTCGGCCAGCACCGAGCCGATGACGCTCGATACCGCCGAGCCGCCCATTAACAAAATGAGCTTTGGCCGGTACTGGCGGATCGCCGGCAAGACCTTGACCTCGCGGCAGCACGCGACCTCAAACGGCAACGGCGTGCGGTTCTCGATAGGCCGGCAATTGACGGCGTTGAGCGAGACGCAGTCGCGGGCGAGATCGATATCGTGCTCCCTGAGGGCGCTGGCGAGCACTCTGCCAGCCCGCCCCTGCCACGGCATCCCCCGATGATCCTCCTCCCGGCCCGGGGCCTCGCCGATGATCATCAGCCCCAAACGGTTCTCGCCCCAGGGCGACATCCGCTTGGTAATGACCTCATAATCCTCGGCCGGCACCCCTTTGGCTAACCCGCAAGAAACACATGATA